CTTGTGATATTTTAGAACGAAATTTATTAATCGTTGTATTTTTGTTTGCAATATCAGGTTTCTTTAACTGTTTAGTGTAAACACCGAGTAAATCTTCACGTGATACACCTGCACGTATATCGAATGGACCTACTCTTTTACCACCTCTAAATATTGCCATTAACTTGCTATCCTTCTACTGTCTGAGTAAACTGCAGCTGCTGATGCCTTCTTAAATTGTTGTACAGGCAACAAACAAGCAGGAAGAAAATCTTCTTCTTCAATTCGTAGAAAACCAGAACGAACATGGTTTGTCAAATAATGTTTAATAGTTGGTTTAATCAAACTAATTCTTTTTAAACTGTTATAATCAGCTGCTGATAAATTCTTTCCGTCTAGTGCTTCTAATAATTGAACACGTAATGTAATCGGTAGATAGTGAAAGTTAATTCCAAGAAATCCACCTTTGGCAGAACCAATCGGCAACACTAAAGGGAAACGATCATAGTATGGTAATATATTTTTTAACTTAGGATCATAGAAAAAGAAATTTAATTTACCTGAACTTGGTTGACGTGCTAACGCACCTTGATTAATCAATCTACGTGAAGAAACTCTTGCACCCAAATCTCTAATCTTGTTGCGATACCACTGAACAGAACGTTTTCTATCTCCTGCGGCTTTTCTTATATCATCAAGGATTTTTCCCATACTACTATTTATATGGGCGTATGAAATCTTCCGTCAGTATTGTGAACTCCATTCCACGTTTTGAAGTCCATTCTCTGGCGGCTTTCCACTTCGCTTCATTCTTAACATACTGTAGAACTTCATTCTTCCACTTTAATGTCTTACGTTTTGGGTTCTTTATTGGTGGTTTTGTGTACTTTTTAGGTTTGACTTCAACAATCAACTTGCGTACCTTATCATTCTTATCTTTGTACTTGAGATAGAAATCCGGGAAGTATCGATGATATTTTCCGTCAATGGGTGATTTATACGGGACAATCATTTCCTCTGATCCCCATTCCAAAATGGCAGGATTGCTATCACAATACACCATTACCTTGCGTTCCCACAAACTTCGATAAATAACGTTCGTTGGGTCGCCCTTATACTTACCAGGATTCTTTGGTTTGTACTTACCTTTGTATGTCTTTCGAAATGTCATTATAAATACTTATATGTCTTTCATATCAGATTTTATGGGTATACTTGCAGGTAATAGAAAACAAGTTGGAAGTCCAGATAAAGTAGTTCAAGGTGCATCGTCTATTCGACAAAAAGGTTATGGTGCTCAGACCGATGACGCATTTGGACACATGGAGTCCAACAAATATAATTTTGGTAGTTTAGTTTATCCTTCAACTTTAGAACAAGATCCAGGTCTTGGTCACTATATGTTGTTCTATGCATATCGACCTAAACAATCATCTTATACACAAGCACCACCATCAATCAGAAAATCACAAGTACAATTAGATAACATAGGATCAAGCAAACAAAATGCTTTTAATCCAAGATTAACAAATATCGACCCATTCAATAATAGCACAAGTTTAAAAAAACATTTATCATATCAAAAGACAAGCGATGCGATTGCATTGTATATGCCAGCAGATTTAAAGTTTCAATACAAATCAAATTTTAGAAATACGGAAACATCACTTGCAGGATCATTGGCAAAAGGTGGATTTGGTGCCGCGGCGGCTATTGGTGCTGAATCTACATTTGGGGAAGTTTTAAGTGTAGTAGGAAAATTTGGTGGTGATGCGTTAAAGACAGTTGTTGGTGAAAGAATATTAAAACAAGGTGGGGCAAAAATTGCTGATTTATTAGGTGCTGGTGATGCACAAGGAGTATTAAATCTTGCAAGAGGTAAAGCATTAAATCCTCATTTAGAAGCAGTATTTGAAAGTGTTGATTTTAGAACTTTCAATTATACTTTTAGATTCACACCAAGAAACGAAGATGAAGTTAAAACAGTTGATGCAATTATAAAAACATTTAAGTTTCATATGTTACCAGAGAGAAGTTTAGATACAACAGGACAGTATCTTATCTTTCCATCAGAGTTTGAGGTACATTTCATGTATCAAGGTTCTGAAAATACTTGGTTGCCTTTTATATCTCATTGTGTATTAAACAGTGTTGATGTTGATTATGGTGGAGCACAATATCAAACATTTCGACCAATGAAAAAACCAGGTGGAGATGGTTCCGAAGCACCACCACCGACAACGATTGTAATGACACTTTCATTTACAGAATCAGAGATTATGACAAAAGAGAAAATAGTACAAGGTTTCTAAAATGTATTTCAAAGAATTTCCATTATATCAATATGACTTTGATGGTAAAGGTCAAAGTGCAAAACTTGTTACAGATATACTTAGACGTGTTGCTGTTAATGCAAAAGTAAAAGCAAACACTTTGATATTTGACAAATACGATGTCAAAGATGGTGAAACACCTGAAATTGTTGCTGACAAATATTATGGTAATCCTCAATATCATTGGGTTGTTGTATTATTAAACGACATCACAGGATGGTTTGATTGGCCATTAGAGGCAACAGCATACAGTCAATTTCTAAATGACAAATATGGTGACAATATAGATAGCGTACATCATTATGAAATTAATCAAACATCAGGTGACACAACAATTAAATTAGAAGTTTCTAGTGATACTGTTGGTGCAACGACAGTTACAAATAGAGAATATGAAGATCGATTACAAGATGAGAAAAGACAAATACGTTTGATAGACAAAAGTTATTTAAGTTTTTTTGTAGAAGAATTTAAAAAAGTTATTAAGAGATAATAATGGCAGATAGACGTGATGATAACGAACTCCAGTTCGCAGGACACTATCGATTAGAAAGTATTCTAATCAAATCATTTAATGGTATTGAATTAGATTTTAAAGATTTAAATTTAGAATTAAACATCTATGAAAGTATTTTTGAAAATTCTATTTACGGAACAATCACACTTAGAGATTCCGCTAATCACATACAGAATTTACCAATTGTAGGACAAGAAGAAATTAGTTTTGCTCTTTCTACACCAACATTTAGCGATGTCATTGATTTTAAAGAGTACAAAGGTAGAATATATAAGGTCACTGATAAGAATAGAACACTTGAAAGAGAACAAGTATATACATTACATTTTGTGACGAAAGAAACGTTACGTAACGCAAGAACAAAACTCAAAAAATCATACACAGGAACAACATCAGATATTGTGTCAACAATATTAACAGATCCAAACGGCATCAATACACGAAAACCTGTTTTTGTAGAACCTAGTAAATCAATTCATAAAATAGTTGCCACACATAATAGACCATTTGATTTAATTTCAATGTTGGCAAAACGATCTGAGAGTAAGAGTGATAAACATTCACCTGGTTTCTTATTCTTTGAAAATCATCGAGGATATAACTTTCGCAGTTATGAATCATTGAGTTATGATTCATTAAGACCAAAGACGCCAAAGTATCATTACTATGATAGAGTGTATCAGCGAAATAATCAAGGACTCTCAGATATAGACGCAGATATGGCGACTATTAAAGAATATAAAATTATTGAATCAAATGATTTGATTGCTAATACAGCAACAGGTATGTTAGCATCAACACACTATACGCATGATATACATACGAAAACATTTACAAAGACAGAGTTTAATTATTTTAATGCATTTGACAAGAAATTTCATGTGGATGAATTTGAAGATTCAAAACAACAACTTGGTCCATTCTATAGTCAAACACCAGAAACAATCAATAATAAAACAGTTAGTGATCACCCCAACTCAAAGATATTTGTTTCTTCTCGTGCAACAAAATTACATTCTCAAAGTGCCTCTGATCCAAGAGAATATGATAATCGTAGTAATATCTGGTTACAATCAATGAAATCCAATAAAATGGCATATGAGAATTGTAAATTGAGTTTGCAAGTAACTGGTAACTGTGATATGGCAGCAGGAGATTTAATATATGTCTCCTTACCAAGTTTAGAATCACAATATGCAACATCCCCAAACAAAAGAATTGATGAATTATATTCTGGTCGTTATATTATTTCGTACATTCGACATATATTTGATAATGTTCGACACAGTATGATTATGGAGTGTGTTAAAGATAATTTCTTTACAAGACTATCAGATTTAGATACACCATATGAAACATTAGAGAATCAATTAGATCAACTGATTGAGATTAATAACGGAGATTTTAATGACGCATAGAAATCGATATCGTTGGATTTCAAAACATCATCCGTGTCCGATGTGTGTTCGTTTGTATAAATTGATTGATTTCATCGCAAATAAATATAGTCAGATAAAGAGGAACTGTATATGAAAGAAAATCTCATAGATGTAATGCAAGGATTACTCGATGAGGGCATTTATGATCCGAGTATTTTTAAAGCAATCTTCCTTGCAGGTGGGCCCGGCAGTGGCAAATCTTATGTCACACGTAGAACAACTGGTGGATTAGGAATGAAAACGATTAATCCTGACATCGCCTTTGAAAAGATTCTTCGGGACGCAGGTGAATCGTTAGATATGCGAACAATGGATCCAGAGAAAAGAGATCGCCTGCGACTACGTGCGAAAGATTTAACGAACGCACAAATGAAACTGTATGTCGATGGTCGTCTTGGACTGATTTTAGATGGCACCGGAAAAGACTACGATAAAATTAAAAGATTAAAAGGACAATTAGACACGATTGGATATGATTCGTACATGATTTTTGTCAACACCAGTTTAGAAGTGGCGTTGAATCGAAACGAAAAACGTGATAGAAAACTACCAGAAGATTTAGTCAAAGCTTCTTGGGAAGATGTTCAACGCAACTTAGGAAAATATCAAGGATTATTTGGCGCCGGCAATTTCATTGTCGTTGATAATAATCAACCCAACGAAGACTTAATGAGTATGGCCGTCAAACAAGTACGCAGACTGATCAAATCACCCATACGAAACACACGAGCAAAACGATGGATATCAAAAGAATTAGAGAAACGCAAGCGATAGAACCTCAAAAATGGCAACGTGGAATTGTTATTTCTTGGGAAAATCTATCAAAAG